ACCGAACAAGAGGGAAATTCATGACTGAGATTCAAGGCCAAAATAGCGAAATAGTTGAGGTAGCGCCTCTGGTAGAAAGCCAAGTCAATGAAGTGAAAGAGGTGCAGCAAGCGCAAGAGCCGGTGACAAACCAGCACTTGAAGGCGATGCGTCTCAAGAATGCCGAACTCGAAAGAAAGCTGAAACAATTTGAAGATATGCAGATGCAAATTATGCAAGCCCAGCTTGCGAATGTGCAGCCTGTCCGCCAAGAGCTTGATGAGTTTGATAAAATCGGCGATGAAGAGTTCATTCCTTTAGGTAAGGTGAAAAAGCTTGCTGATAAAAATAATCAGAAAGTGCTCAAAAACGCTGAAGAGTTCGTGAAACAAGAAGTGCAAAAAGCTCTTCAAAAGCGCGACTCAGATCAATTCATGGATCGCTTGAATCGTCAATATTCGGACTTCTCCGAGGTCGTCACTCCTGAAACTTTATCAATTTTGGAAGAAAAGGAACCGGAGCTAGCGGCGACGATTGCGGATTTAAAAGATCCATACAAAATCGGGATGCAAAGCTACAAGTACATCAAGGCGCTTAAGTTTTCTGAGACAGCTAAAGATGTGAGAAGAGAGAAGGAAATAGACAAGGCGATCGAAAAGTCAGAGAAGGCGGTAGCTTCTCCCATGGCCTACGATAAGCGGCCTATTGCCCAAGCTTTCAAACTCACTGATGCTATGAAGAAAGATCTTTATCGTGAGATGCATGGCTATGCAGCCCTCGCTAATTCGGTTCCCGAAATGAGCTAATAGCTCAAGGGAACAAAAACAATGACAGTCTCAATTGCATCGTTGCCACCGCAAATCCAACAGCGGTACAACGCAAAATTGCTGTCAACTCCAGAGCACAACTTGATTCACCAGTTGTTTGCTACACCAGTGGAGTTGCCAGACAATAACGGCTTTATTGATCGTCAGTCACGCTATGACAGGCTCGACCTGTTTGAAGTGCCTCTCGATGATGGCCAAAACAACCCACCACCACAACAGCTTAATCGCGTTGATGTGGATTGCCGTGTACGTGTGTACGCGACTTATATCGTTTTGACCCGCCAGGTCACGATAACTAACGAAGACCCCGTATTAAATAGCGCCGCAGCTCGGCTTGGCCAATCTCTCAGAGAGACCCAAGATGCTCTACAACGAGATAACTTGGAGTCTTCAGCTTCAATTATCAACTGCGTGGGCGGATCTAATGGTGACATCCCAACTGAGATGACTGTTACAGATGTGGACGATGTCTTCACCGTGTTGCAAAACAACAGCGGCGAGTACATCACGAACATCGTGGAAGCTGAACTTCGTTTCGGAACATCGCCAATCGGTGACGCATACGGTTGCATGTTGACCACAAGAATGATTCCTGTGCTCTACAACATGTCCGGTTTCATCAAGAAATTCCAATATCCAAACATCTCACAAACCTTGTCTGTTGAGATCGGCGGAGCAAACAACGTCCGATTCTTTGCTTCTGAGCAAGGCTCTGTCTCTCCCAATGCATCCATGCTTGGAAATGATATTGCTAACTGCTTCGTAGCAGCGAAAGAGGCTTACAAAGTTGTGTGGCAAGCAGGTGGTAAAGCTCGCTTTATCTATCTGCCTCCTGGTTATAACAACGACCCTTGCATGCTCCGGCATACAGCAGGTTGCTCGTTCTATCAAGGGCAATGCATCACAAATGACCTCTGGATCCAAAACTTACGCTCAACAGGAATCTAAGGAGGTCATATGTTGCCATTTTCATTCATAGGGGCTTGGTCTTACACCAACCCAGCAACGCCCGTAGCGGTTAACATCCCCATGACAGCTAAGCCCGATTGGGTTTTCGTCAAGGATACAACCAACTGGGGCGCACAAAGTACAGCCGCCAACCCGATCTATTCCGAATGGTTTAGCACGATGGCTGCTGGTTCTTTCCTAGCTCTTGGACAACCAAGTTCAACCGGCTCCGGCGTTACCACATATGCCTCAGCAGGCACATCTGGCGGTTTTACTTTCATTGACCAAACTAACCCCCCGACTTTCACAAGAGTTGCGGTTACTACAGTCAACGGAACAACCTTCGTCGTTGCAACAGGTACAACAACAGGAATTAACGTAGGCGATACTGTTCGTTTGATCAATATCGTCGGCGGACAACAAATCAGCGGGCCTAACCTCTATCAGGTAACGGCTGTTTCAGCAGGTGTAAGCATTACCCTTGGGTATGCCGCAAGTGCTGCGAGTGCTGGACTTGTTGTTGCTAACGCTACAACTGGATTTTACCAAAAGGTCTATCCAAAACAATTCCTGCCAAACACATTGCCGGTTGCTTACATCACACAAGCAACTCAAGCAGTGGTCTATTTCTTCAGACAAAACCCATACACACCAGGGGAACTTGTAGATTTCCAAATCCCAACGCCTTACGGCATGACTCAGCTGAGCAATTTGACAGCTAATTCGGGAAGCGGGCCTTTCTCAAGCAACCCAGCCGGTGCAGCTCGGGTCTTGAGTGTAACGAATTCCGCGACTGTTTCTTCGATCACCATCGATGTAGACACAACCGGATTTACTGCATTCCAATACCCAACATCGGCAGCTTTTGCCGGTGGAGCATCACCAGCCGTGTGTATGCCAGCAGGCTCTGGCGTTGTGCCTCTTAACGGAAGCGCAACAATCCCAGCGTCGCCTCCAGGAACAAACCTTGTCGATGCATTCGACAACAAGTCGCAATACATCATGAACATTGGTTTGTCCGCTGTAGGAGTTGCAAGCGCAAACATGACTGTGTTCGCGTTTAAAGCTGATTTTGTAAACGGAATTACCAACGCGTAATTAATTGAAGGGGGATAAAACTCCCTTCTTTTTTCAACTAAAAAAGGATTTATCATGGAAGTTAGAGAATTAAATAAGAAACCAAAGAATTCATTGCCCCCCGCCGAGCGTGAGGCATTGATTACTAAAATGCGCAAGGAAGATGACAAAGTGCGAACAGGTATGTTCGAATTCCTAGACGCAATGGGTGGGTGGCTAGAGTTTGCCTATAGAAAATACCCCGGAGAACCCATTCAAATGATTAAAATGGTTCATGGAGAGATATGCGATCTGCCCATGGGTATCATCAAGCATTTGAACAATACCAAGAAGAAAGTAAGACGCTATGCAATTCAAGAGAATCCTGATGGCAAAAAAATGCCACGCAGTTATGAAGTAGTATCTAGAGTGCGATTTACTCCGACGGATGTTCTGTGAGCGCCCCTAATTCAAACTATGGGCCTCCTTTCGGGGCAGAATTTGTTCCGAACCTGCAATACATATTGAATATTACGCAGGGGCCTACAGCTGTTGTTACTTTCGCTGGTGATCATAACTTTACCATAGCGGAATGGATAAGCTTTCGCGTTCCTCCACCAAATGGAATGATTCAGCTTAATAATCAGAAAGCTCTAATTTTATCTATTACTCCAACGACAGTAACAATAGCAGTAGACACGACGAATTTTTATCCGTTTATATATGTTCAAGACCCACAGGTTCCTTGCGTAGCAGTCCCGGCAGGTTCTGGGATCATTCAAGGCACTACGACGGTCACATTAGAAGATGCATTTGATAATCAGCCGGTGTCATGACAATAACATTTGTACCAACATTTCCTTTATACCCTACGCTAGCCAACGCCGTCACTAAGACGAGAAAGCTTACTGGGTCGAGCAATTCCTTTCAAGTCACGGATTTATATCTTGTGCAGCAAATGCATAGCTTTTACTCCTATGATTTGCCAGCCAAATTCCGTTCTCTAAAGCTCAAAGATATCTATACTTTTACAACTAATGTTGGTCAGGATGTTTACCCTTTTAATAGTGAATTGTATATTACGGTAAATCAACCCTGTTACTGTTCTAAAAGAGAAATAAAGTTATTTAATGATCCCTGGTCATTTTACGGTGTTAATTTCAATTGGCAACAATTTACAAACTTCGCTTCAGGCGATGGAACTCCAGGCCCTTACACAGGTTTCACAACAGCCAACCCCCTTGTGGCCAGTTTTAACAATGACCCGGGAACCCAAACAAATCGGAATCTTTTCTTTCCCCAAGGACGAGTTCAAAATATTCTTATTACGGCTAACATCATAGGAACAAATGGCGTTGGAGAAACCCAGAACGTTACCGATGACGGTCAGGGTAACTTGATTCAGATTTTTCAGACGAGTAACAGCGGAAGCCAGGAATATGGATGGACATACTACCGGCAGTATGCCTCGGCGACTCCAACGATACCTGGAAATGCCACGATTAACTACCAGACGGGTGCTATTACGGGCTTAGTTTTTGCTCAAGCTATTCCCGACGGAACGGTCATTCAGATTCAATATAATCCTAAGCAATTCAGCATTCCTCTCGCCATCATGTTCTATCAAAATCAGTTTACACTTTCACCCGTACCCGACGCTGGATACACAATTGAGATGACATGCTACAGACAGCCCATACAAGCCCTTCTGGCTGCCGAT